CACCGCTAAGCCGATCACTACCCAATGCCCTTTCGTAGAACAACGCCCCTTGATCCCATTGGCCATCCGCAAGCTGGTACTTGTCTTCCAGCCAAATCTTGAGCGCGGGGTCCATGCCACGCTTTACGTTGATATAGGGGGGATTGCCCACCGCGGCATCGAAGCCGGCTGCACCGAGGCGTTCGATCCTTTGCTCCGATGCCTCAGAGGGCCCGTAGAAGACCTCCGGGAACTCAAGTTCCCAGTGGAAGAATCGCCTCTCATCGGCGGCGGCAAGAGTTTGCTCAACGACCTTCCTGTCCCATTCGGTGAGGCCCTTCTTGGTCTTGGGATCGCTCAGCCATGCTTCGACCTCCGGGCTCGTCAGGAATTGCATCGCCGGGTCGAACGGCTTCCCCTTCTTTCCGGACGCCTTCTGCGGCTCGTTGCCGAACCAGCGGCTGGTGTACACGTCCAGAATGCGTTTGAACGGGGCGAGGGCGTCGGCGGCCTTGCGATACTCCCGCCGGCTCTCCTGGACCTGGGCGCTCGTCACGTCCGAGAGTTCCCCGACGTGCCGCATCAGGTCCGTCGCCAGCATGAGGCCGGCGAAGCGGATGCCGAGGAGGGCCGTTTCGCCGCTCTCCAGCGCCTCGCTCACCTCGGCGACGGTGGCGCCGATCAGGCTGTTGCCGCACTTGACGTGGTGATCCAGGAACGACAGGGGCGCCCCCAGGGTGAAGCAGTCGAGCCACAGGCTGACCTTCGCGAGTTCCACGGCCATGGGGTTTAAGTCCACACCGTAGATGCAGCGTTTCAGGACGTGGCGCTTCAGGAGGTTTACGTCGGTCAGTTTCGACGGGTCGATGGAAACGCCCTGGCGTTCCACGTCGTCGAGGATCGTTTGGCGCGTCTCCTCGAGGTAAGCCGACACCGGGTTCCAGGGGAAGGCGTGGAGAAAGTCGAGCATGCGGTCGGTGATGAAGTCCACGGCCTCGACGAGGAAGTGCCCCGAACCCATGGCCGGGTCGAGGACCTTGACGTCGAAGAGTTCCGGGATGACCTCGTTGCGTCCCTTGAGGTCGGCCTGGGCGGGGTTCTTTTCGGGCAGGCCCTTCTTGCGATGGGCCTCCTGCTGCTTGAAGAACGCCTGCCGCTTCTGCTGGGCGTCGCGGATGAGCGGGCGGACGGCCTCGAACTTCTCTTCGAGGACCGGCCCGACGGTGTGCTCGACGATGTACTCGACGATGTAGTCAGGGGTGTAGTACGAGCCGGTGGCCTTGCGTTCGCGCTTGTCGTTTTCGAGGTAGACCTGGCCCTTGCGGACAACCTTGCCGTCGCGCTCGGCGCGGGTTTTCTGGCGGTCCGTGAGGTTGCGGAACGGCTCGAAGACCTCGCGGCCCTTGGTCTTCCTGACGCCGAGTTTCCTGTCCGCGATGCGGAGTTTGAATTCCAGGAGCCCCTCGTAGATGGAGCCCAGGTGGCGGACGCCGAGGGACTTGTAGTCCAGCCGGACGAGGTCCTGGCGCTTGGGGTCCGGGTCGCGGGCCAGCAGGTCGATGGCGCGGGCCAGGTAGCGGTCCGGCACCTTGTGGGCATTGAGGAAGCGGGCATTGTCGGCCTCGGGGGTGTGGTCGTCGTCGCTCGGCTGCGTGATGAACAGGCCGCCGTTGTAGAACGGGACGTTGACGGTGGGGTCGCCCCGGTCCACGGCCGCGAAGAGCCGCATGAGACGGTCGTAAAGATCGTAGGAGTCATCGGAGTAGCGGCGCTGGAGTTTTCCGGCGACCTCGTCGGCGATGGGTCCGGCGGCCTCGGCGATTTCGCCCTTCAGTTTGGAGAGGCTGATCTCGTAGTAGCCGCGCGTTTCGCGGACGGGCAGGAGGTCGCGCGACTCGGCGTAGAGCAGGAAGAGGAGCCGGTACAGCAGCGTGAGGGTGCCCTGGAAGACCGCGTCCAGGCGCTCCTGGGGGAGTTCCGCGTCGGCGCCCTCGTTCTCGCGAATGTACGCGATGAACCCCTCGGCGAGGTGCGGGAAGATGTCGACAAACACCCGTTCCTTGAGGCGCTGGCCGAGTTCCTTGGCGTACTCCTCGCTCTCGGCCAGCAACTGGTCGAGGAAGCAGAGGGTCTGTTCCTTGCCATCGCGGGTGACGGTGTGCGGCTCGAAAGCCTGGCGGCGGAAGAGGAGCCAGAAGTAGCGGAAGGCGTCGGCCGGGCCGCCGGCGTGCGGGCCCGCGGCGGCGAGGACCTCCTCCAGGTCCACCTCGTAATAGTTGGTGGCCTTGGCGTGAGCGCGGGCGGAGTACAGCCGCCACGCCTTGCCGTTGGTGACGACGGCCCAGGAGACTTCGTTGCGCTCCAGGAGGCTGACGACGACGAAGTTGGGGTTCTCGTCGGGCGTTTCGGTGTCGCGGCGGTCGTCCTTGCCGTCGAGCGACCGGCCCCAGGGGTACGTGAGGCAGACGGCGAGGGGGGTGTCGCCGTCGTCGGGCGAGAGGAGGCGGTAGTCGGGCTCGGCGGCTTCGCTCTTGGCCTTCTTGCCCGGCTTGAAGGAGAACCCGAGCGCGTCGAACACTGGTTCCAGCAGATCCGACCGGACCCGCGCCTCTGGTTCGCCTGCGAACTTGGAGGATGCCTCCTGGTACAGATCGCGAAACGCCATGTAGGTGGGCTTCGGGTCTTCCGCCCATATGTCCCGCTCACGGAGGCGTTCCAGCAGGTAGTAGTCCGAGAAGAGCGCCCGGTTGTTGAAGAACTCCTCGGACCACTCCGCAATCGTGTAGGCCGACAACAGTTTGTCGTACTGGGCCAGTGGGTCGGCCTCGGTGTACGTGAAGCGCCGTAGGACGCGAAGGTGGACGCGGGCAGGCTTGCGGCGCTCAACCGTCAGCATCCGTGGCCGCACGGCGACCTGGCGCTGGCCGATGGTCTTTGGGGCGGCCGCCGCGGTGGGCAAGTACTTCTCGACCAGGACAAAATCGAGGCGCTCGTAGTCGCTCGTCAGGACGAGCAGGTAGTTGCCGGCCCGGTTTCGGAAGGCCCGTGCCAGCGCCCGCGTGTGTGTGATGGTGACGCTCTTGACCTCGAACAAGTAGACCTGAAGGAGGCCCTCCTGGTCGGCGATCAACTCGATCCGGTCGATGGGACGCGCGGTCCCTTCGGCCGTGATGCCGAGGTTCGCGGGCGTCTGTTGCGTCCGCGCATCCGCATGGTAGCCAAGCCTGGCGAAGAGCCCGGCTACGGCATCCACATTTGCGAGGTCTTGAACATCTTTGGCCGTCAGTTCGAAGTCGAACTTCACCGTTCACCTCAGTGCCGATAGGACGGATGGGCCGCTCACCGCGCAGCACTTTCCCTCCGGAGTGGGCAAGTACGTGAATAGGTTACCACCGCGCGCATGGCTTCTCAATGCAAATTGGCCGTGCGAGGCTTTGACTCGCTCAGGTCCGCGCGAGGTCGAATCGCGCGCGGGCGCGCAGTGGCAGACCAGGTAAAACGGTCGCCTGTGAACAGCCATCAGAAGCGCGGGAGGGCACCAGGACCGGCGGACGGGTTGGGGGGAAGAGGTCGACGGTCTTGCGATGGCCAGCGATGCCGATCATGTGAGCCTCGGAGCCAGGGGCAGTTCTACTTGTAGTCAAGGTCGAGTTCGATGACCAGGCGCACGGGGCCAATGATGTTAAGCCCTTCGCGGTACGTGCTGGTGTAGTTCGGGCCGGGAGGCGTCCAGGCCGGGCGGTCGGCGGTGTCAGGGCGGGTGGAGCGGATCGTGAAGACCGAGTCGCCGCCGGTGTCGATGGCCGAGGCGACGGCCTTAAAGGTTTTCTCGCCGTATTGGTTGGAGGCGAACGTTCCCAGTTGCGCGCCGTTGCGGTCGATGGCCTCGGCCGTGAACGTGTCGGTGTAGTCCGTCGACCCCGACGGGGCTTCGGTCACGAACGTCAGCCACGCCTTCTTCACGGTGTAGCCGGCCAGCGCAGCCGTCGCGAAGGTCATCCGGAACTCGCGCGAGTCAAGGAACCACTGCTGGCTGGACCCGGCGTCGAAAACCTCGCCGCCCATGCCGACGTCGTAGTCCATCGAGGGGATCGCACCGCCGTCCGGCACGCCGTCGAACATGGCGAACGTGGCCGCGCGCTCGGCCGGCCAGTCGCCGATACCGAACGTCAGCCGGTACACGTCGTCGCGCGTGACGGACTCCGAGGCGCTCGGCAGAATCCGAATCCGGTCCAGCCGGTTGATCGCCTTGTAGAGTTCGTCGAAGAAGCAGGCGGCGGCGGGCGTCCACGGCGCGCTTACCCCCGTCAGGTCGTGCGTCCAGTTCACCTTGCCGAAGGCATCCTGGCAGAGATCGGCGAACGTATAGAGTCGGCTGCGGGTCGGATCCCACCAGCGGTAGGGCCAGACGAGCGCGAGCATCTGCTCGATCTCGTACTGGAAGTTGGCCATCGTCTGGTTCGGAGGGTCCCCGCCTTCCGGCTCGCCGACCAGCGCATCCCAGCGGTCAAAGGCGGCGGGAACAAACCCGGCAGGCACAAGGCCGTTCCGTTCTGCGAGGGCAGCGCGGAGATCGTTGACGATCCCGTCCACGTCAATCGGCGTCCATCTTACCACCGGCCAGAGCGCGCTCCACACCATCAGACCATCCTCGGCGGATGGACGAGCAGGAACCGCTCGTCGCCCGCCTCAAAGAGGGGCACGTAGATGTCGCAGCCACTGGGACCCGCCAGGTAGCCCGCCTCCTCGGCCTGGACCTCGCCGAAGTTGTGGATGTCCGTAAGCGGCGCGCCTGCGTCCTGCCACGCGCCGCCGCTGCGAACGACCGGTTGAACCGTGTAGACGCCACCGGAGTACGAGACGATCCGGACGACGACCGGCCCACCCCCGCCGCCAGGCTCGTAGGCGAAGCGGTACTCGTCGGGATCGTCCGTGCGGTCGAGTTCCATCCAGACGACGGCGCCGGCGCCCGCGCCGGTGGGAATGCCCTCGGTCCCGTTCACCTCCTTCGCGTTGTCGGTGCCTGTCACGGGCGGGTCGACGTCGGTCTCGGCGTCGTCCTCGAGCATCTTCCAGGAGTAGTAACCACCGCCACCTGCCGCCTCGGCCGTCAGCCGCGCCCAGAACCCGGCCCGGTGCGGCAGCCCGATTCGGACAACAGCCCATTTCTCGCCGGTTCCCGACTCCTTCCACAGGATCTGGGCCGCGCCGCACCTGCCGCTTGCGAGGTGCCCGCACTGGCCGTCGTCCACGTCCGCGAAGTCGTGGTCCTCGTCCTGAACGTCGACCTTGACCGGACAGATTCCCTGGAGACAGGCAAGCGCGATCGCGCCCGCCTTGACCGGCTCCAGCAAGACGGCGAACCGGCCCTCGTGGTCGGCGAGCGTCGGCAGGACGCCTTTGAGGGCCACCTGGTCCTTGAAGGCATCCAGGCTGTCGGCCGGCGTGAAGACGGGGCCGTCGATGCCCAGACAAGAGAACCACTCGCGGTCCGCGCCGCTTGAGTTCTTGACCGGGACGATACCGCCTTGCCTGCGCCTGGCCTTCGGCTCCGCGCTGCGGTCCAGCGAGCCGCGATTGGCCGCGGCAGCATCGAGCATCGCGTTCCACGCGGGAGCGCGAATCCTGAGCGCCTCGCCAGCCCGAACGTGATCAAAGAGGCCCATCGTCAAATCCCAAGGCTCGCGAAGTCGCTCTCGTGATAGACCCGGTCCACGTAGGCCGCGAGGGCCTTCGCGTACATCCGCTTGGCCGCCGCGTCCTCGGCCTCCTCGTACCGCAGCCACAGGTAGGCCCAGCCGGGTTTCGAGGCGACCGTGATGCCGGTGCCGGGGATCTCGACGTCCGTCCGGTTCGGGCTGCCCGCGAAGTGGTAGGTGATCTCAAGCGCGCCGTCGACCCGCGTGCGGCCCTCGCGGTGCCCCAGGAACAGGCACTCGCCGGCAGCGAAGGTCCACGTCCGCCCGGTCCCCGAATCGGTCACGGAGAAGGGGGCGCTGTTCGTGGTCGTCGCCATCACCCAGAGCGTGTTGGGCGACGGCGCGGCCGAGGCCGACTCGAAGACCTTCGTGACCTCTATCTCCAGCGTCCGCGCGGCAACGTCCACCCCCGCCACTTCGCCGCGGCCGTTGTCACCGATGCCGTGGGTCTCCGGCGCCGTCTCGCCTGCCGGTGCATAGGCCCCCAGGCGAGCGATGGGGGCGGTGACGTGTTCCTGGCCGCCCAATGTCGAGGCGCTGACGACGACGTCGCCGACCTCGAGCGGCTCGGGCGCGCTTCCGCTCGGGACACCGTAGGATGCCGTCCCGATCCAGCGGCACCCATCGGGCGCGGCGGAGTCGATGGCGAGCGGATCGACGCTGTACGCCAGACGCACAAGACCCCCGTGTGTCGTGGGGGCCGCCGAGGCCAGGGCCGCCCCCGCTTCCGCCTCGTCGGCCGTCCCCTGTACGAGGTAGATGAGGTCGACCGTCTTCTGCTCGCCCCACGAGCGGCGGCGGCTGGTGTCTTTCTCGGTCACGGTTATCGCCACGGCGTATTCCTCACGACGCGAAGGTCATGTCCACCTTGAGGCCCCGTTCCAGGCGGCGGCGCATCTGGTCGGTGTTCTCGGCCGTCTTCTCGGCGGCCTTGGCCGTCCGCTCGGCCGTGGACTTGCCGCCGAAGGCCCGTTCAACGAAGGCGCTGAACGTCCCGCGCGTGCTGATGGTCCGCTCGGCCGCCTTCTGGACGCGAGCGCCGAGGCTGGCGAGGCTCATCTTCACCTGCGAGAGGAAGTCCTGCGGTTCCTTCAGTTCGCCGGGACCGCCAGGCCCCTCGCCCGTCTCAAGCGCCTCACGCTTGCGGCGGGCCTCCGCGAGCGCCTCCTCCCACGCCTGACGGGCCTCGTCGAGTTCGCCCTTGGTGACCGCGACCGCGGCGTCATGCTCGGACTTGATGGCGTCGAGGGCCTCGCGATGCTTGGCGCCGATGCCGGCGAGCTCTTCGTCGCGTTCGGCCTCGACCGCCTGGACGCGGGCCTTCTCTTCTCGCTCGATGCCGGCGAGTTTAGCGTCCGTCGTGTCGATGACGGCCCGGCGCTCGCGGTTCACGCGGTCGATGAAGGCCTTCTTCTCGGCCTCGTACGCTGGGGCCGTAATCTGGCCGCGCTCGTAGCGGGCCGTGATCTCGGCCGCCTCGCGCCTGTGCCGCCACTTCATGAACTTCAGTTGGCCTACCCCAGAGAACACGGCGAAGACGGTCTTCACGGTCCCCATCGTCTCGTGCCAGACGCGCTTGACGTGCGAGGCGAGCTGCACCCACAGGGCCTGGACGCCGTAGAAGGCGTCGGTCGCGACCTTCAAGAACCAGCCCTTGAAGTCGGCCCAGATGGTCTTGAGCCACCCGACGCCCTTCTGCCAGGCCATTTTCAGGCTGAGCCAGAGAATCTTGGCGGCCAGGCCGAAGTCGCCGGCGGCGAGGGCATCCTTGATGCCACCGAATGCGCGGCCGGCGAAGTCGGCAAGGGCCGCGAACTTCTGCTTCAGCCACGCGACGGCCTTGCCCATGGCGCCGCTTGCGTGCAGGAAGTACGCGCCCAGGGCCGCCACGGCGGTGATCACGAGACCGATGGGCGAGACGATGGCCCCCAGGACCGCGAGAACGGTGCTCAGCGCCGTCCCGACGACGCCTGCAATCCCGGCCAGGCCACCGAATGCCGCACCCAGGGCGCTGACGGCGGTGCCGACGACGACCAGGGCCGCGCCGACCGCACCCACGACAGCCAGGACCTTCGCGATGGTCCGCACGATCTCCTTATTTGCCGAGAGCCAGTCGATGACGATGCCGGCGAATCGTTTCACCTGGGCCGCGGCCTTGGCGAGCGGCTCGGCGAGCGCTTCGCCGACGACCGACAGGGCCGCCAGGCCCGCCTGCTTGAGCTGCGCGAAGGCGTGGCCGAGCGTCGCGGTCATCTTCCGGTACGCTTCCTCGGTCGCCCCGGCGCCCGAGCGCATGCGCTCGATGTCACCCGTGAAGCCTTCGAGGTTCTTAAGGGCCGGGATCACCCCACGAAGCGCCCGGATGTTCGGGAACAGCCGCGCCACGGCCTCGGGCGGCAAGGTGGCGATCCGCTCAAAGACCCCGGCGAGGCCCTCGGACTTGAGCGTGGCCGTACTCATCTCGAAGCCGAGTTCGCGTGCATACTCGGCGGCCTCGCCTGTGGGCTTAAGGAACGTGGCAATGATGCGGTTTACGGCGGTGACTGCGTTCTCGGTCCGAACGCCGGAGCGCGTGAGCGTCGCCAGCGCCGCGCCGAGTTCATCCAGTCCCACGCCGCCGGCAGCGGCCGTCGAGGCCACGAGGCCAATCGAGGGGGCGAGTTCGGCGAAGGTGGTCTTTCCGCGCTTGACCACGGAGAAGAGGACGTCCGAGACGAGCCCCGCGTGCTCGGCCGCCAGGCCGTAAGAGTTAAGGACGGTCGTGATGGCATCGGCGGCGGTCTTCGTGTCGGTCATGCCCGCCTTGGCCGCCCGAACCGCGACGGCCAGAACGTCGAGGGCCTTCTCCGCCGGCACGCTCGCGGAGAGGATATCGTAGAGGCCGCCGGCGAGGGCCTCGGTCGATTCACCGAAGTCGACGCTCATCCGCCGCACCGCGCTTCGGAACCGGTCCATGTGGACCGCCGGATCGTCAAGCATCGTCGAGACGGCCGCCATCTGCTGCTCGAAGTCGGCAAAGACCTTCGCGCCGGCGATGAACGGTGTGGCGAGGGCGGCGCTTACGCCCATGAGGCGCGTGCCGACGTTCTGCAGCCCCGCGCCGAAGGCTTTCATCTTCTTCTCGGCGCGCTTCAGGCCCCGCGAGAGCCGGTCATTGAGGACCAGTTCCACGTAGGCCCGACCCGCCTTGATGGCGCCCGCCGATGCGGCCACGATGTCAACTCCTCACGATGTTGTCCCAGAAGCGCGGCAGACTGGTCCTGCCCTTGCGCTTCAGGGCCGAAACGCCCTTGCCGAGTGCCAGTCGCATAAACGGCCGCGCCCGGATCCGCACGCGCCGCCGTCTCGCGGCGACCGTCCCGCCGTACTCGAGGGCCTCCGCGCCCGCGCGGCCGAAGCGCAACGGGCCGATCACGACCGAGTCCCGCGCCGGGTCGTAGGCGAAGTAGATCAGGCGCTTCAAGGGACTCGGCCGCATGTGAAGGAGCGGCGGCCCGCCGGGCTCGCTCGTCCGCTCGGGCCTACGAGGCGGGCGACGCCCCTTGCGCCGCGCCATCTCCATGCGGACCTCGTAGGCCCGGCGCTCCTGAGCCGTCATCTCGCCGAGGCCCTTCTGTCGTGCCCGCTTCAGGCTCGACCGGGCCGCCGTGCGGATGAAGGACCCCGCGCGAGAGAGCAGGCCGCGCTTGCGCCGGTCCACCCGGCGCCGGACGGCCGCCCGGTCTGGAAAAGCCGAGAAGCGGATGTCCACAAAGCCCCCGGAACGCACCATCGCCTACGGTTCCTCAGGTTGCTCGAGGCAGTACCAGCCTTCTGGGAGGTCCATCCGCCCAGGGACGGGGTTGCCGTCGGCCCCGAGCACCCAGACCTTCGCCCCTCGGACCGTCTCGCGGAGGCGGACGGGCGTCCCGCTGGGTACGTAGACCGTCCGCGTCCCGCAACCGGCGGCGAAGACGAGCACGAGGGCGAGCAAGACGGCCGCGCCGCGCGCGGGCCACGTCCGTCGGACCCGGTCTCTCAGCCGGTCCCGCAGTTCGGGCTGCCGGGCCGCGTCCTCGGCTCGGGGCTTCGACTGCTTGATGAGCGCCGGCAGGATCGCCCGGAAGAGCGCTTCCAGGATCGCAACGAGCCATTTCATCTAAAGCGCTCCCGCCGCTTCGAGTTCGGCGTGCTTGATTTGGATGCCTTCCCGCAGGGCCGCGACGATCTTCGCCGGCGCGCGACGACCCTCGATCTCTTCGTACACACGGAGGACGTAACGAAGGGCCGCGTCCAGGCGCGCGAGGCCCGGGCTCGGCACGTCGTCCGGAATCTCCTTCTCGGCAAACTTGACCGCCGAGAGGATGGTCCCCTCGTACTTCGCCCACGCCGGCCGAGCGGCGTAGAGGCGGTTGAGACCATAGAGCACGAGGGCCGCCACGACGCTGATCCCCAGTGGCGAGTTCAGTACCTGCCACACGCTTTCCAGAATGGTCTGCATGTTCATTCGCTTCTCCTTGGCCCCCGGTCCACCCTGGCACGGCAGGCGTGCCGTGGCCTGACGGCGAAGAGCCGCCTCAAGAGCCCCAGGTTCTCGGCCGTGAGCGGCACGCCGCCCGCGCGCCGGCGCTTGTGCGGATGAAAATCCCCCGGCCGGAAGGCCCGCGAGCGCCGGGGGTCGCGGTGACAGTTGGCCAGCATCGCCAACAACGACGCCGTATGGTTCCACGCCTCCTCGCTCTGCCCCTCGGCCATCCAGACCAGATGCCGGAGCGTCAGCGGTCCGGGGTCGACCCCGAGTCGTCCTGCGAGTCGCCAGATGAGCCGTCGACACTCGCCAGCGCCCGTTCCACGAGTTCGTCGGTGTCCACGCCGTCCAGCCTCAGGTTCACGGCCTCCAGGAGCCGGCGGTACGCGGCGAGGAGTTTCTCGGCCTCCCGACGAATCGTCGGGCCCTCCTGGTGGAAAAAATCCACGATCTCCTCCAGAAGGACCTGCCGCGCCTCGGTGATCGCCCGACCGGCCATGCCGCGGCCGAACTCCTCGGCCGAGACGCCCTTCGCCTCCATCTGACCCTTGCACAGGGCGTAGAGCACGCGGCAGAGGACGACCGGGTTCCGCATCAGCCGCTCCAGGAGCGGTCCGCCCTCGACGAGCTGGAGCAGGTCCACGTCCGCCTCGGCCTTGACCTCCTCGATCCCCGTGACGCTCACGGCCACCTGCCACGCGCGGCCGGCGTTGTCCGTGAAGGTCCGCATTCAGGGTCTCCTCAGTTGTCAGTTGCGCGCCGCCGTTACGGCACCGTGATCTCTTTCCACTCCGGCGGGTAGGTCGGGTTGTAGGCGGGCTTCGCGGTCACGCTGACGCTGATGCCCTCTTCCAGGGGCTCGGAGCGGGAGAACGAGATGATCGAGAAGTCGGCCCACAGGCCCTGGCTCCCGTCGGCGTCCACCGGGCCGTCCATGATCGCCAGGGCGATGGGGTTGCCGCCAAAGTAGGCGTCCTTGATCGCCGTGAACCCCGCGTCCTCGGTGTCCCAGACCATCTCGAACTCGACCGAGGCGTCCTTGAGGGTCCCCTCGGTGGCCCGCCAGCCGTTGTTGGCCCGGGTCGTCAGGTCCGCCTCACCCTTCTCCAGGCTGAGCGTCAGGTCGCGGACGTTCGTCAGTTCGGTCCACGTCGGGGCCGCGCTCATCCCCGCCGCGTCGTAATACAGGCGGACCTCCATGCCGAGTTTCATGGTCATCGGTGAATCTCCTTATCAGGCGGGCGTCGCGCCCGCCGGCGTGTTGCGGAACATCTCCACGAACTCGTCCGAGGTCGGCTCCTCGTAGGTCGTGCCTTCCCACAAGGTGCCGCCGGGCAGGTACACGAGCTGCGACTGGGCCCACCTTTGCCGGGCCATCAGCCGGAGGGCCCGCGTCGGGGCGAAGAGTTCCACGATCACCGTGTACCCCTGTTCCTCGAGCATCGCGGCGAACGTGGCCACCGTCTCGACGTTCCTGCGGCGGCCCTCGTCCGTGAAGTCGGACGGGAACCACTTGCGGAACCGGGCGCCGTCCAGGACGATGACCCGGACACCCCGCTGGGCCATCTCGTAGGCCATGCGGTACGCGAGGGTCGTCTTGCCGACGCCGGATTTACCCGTGATGAAGTAGACCACTTTCAGTCCTTCCCGAACTTCACGGCCTTGAGGAGCACCGCGTGGAACAGGTAGTACAGGGCCATGTTCACGACGTTCCACGCCGCCGACGCGCCCAGGGCCAGGCAAAACTCGCCCGTCACCGGCCACAGCAACAGCGTCTGGCACGTCACGATGAACAGCCGGTACGCCAGGCCGCCGACGAGCAGCCGACGCCAGCGGATTCTGCGCCACATCAGCAACGGCGCCTCCGCAGGGCCCTGGCCGAGATGCTCTCCGTGTCCGAGTCAAGCCGAATCTCGCGGATGCCCCAGCCCACGTCGCGGCCATAGCAGACCTCGTTGATGTCCACCGGCAGCGCCATGACGGTCAGCCGACCCATGTCCATCTCGGGGCCGAACCGCCGGCGGAACATCCGGAGGCGGGCCTCGTCGTCGTGCGGGTTGTCCGCGTCGGTTGCGCCGGGGCGCATCAGCACGAGCACCTTCTTGCCCTTGTCGAGGACCGTCCGGATCAGGGCCTCGTGGCCGTTGTGGAGCGGCTGCCACCGGCCGATGAAGACGCTCGCCTTCGACCGGTCGGCCGGCATCGCCCCGCCGCGCCCGCGCCGCATCGCGTGGAGAAGCCAGGCCGTCGCCCAGCCCGACGCGAACGCGATGACGAAGCAGGCGATCATGCCGTGAGAACCTCCGTGCCCTCGATGTGCCCGAAGACCTGCTCCGAGAGGGCCACCAAGTCCGGGTCGTTCTTGAACGCGGCCTTGAACCAGGGCACGTCATTGTAGGCCTCCCAGCGCCGGAAATGCCGGTCGTCGGTCACGTGCTCCGCCCCGGCCGCCTGGCCGTCGAAGGAACTGCCGCCGCCCTGCGCGGGAACCTGCGGCAAGGCCGCGTCGGTCCGGTCCGGCAGACCGAGCGCCTCGGCCACGGTGTCGCGGTAGGCGGCGTCGATGAGCCAAGCGTTGTAACTGACCGCCACCTCGCCCGCGGCCGCGGCGTCCCGGATACGGATGAACTCCCGGGCGTGCTCCTTCCACAGGGCCACCCAGCCGTCCAGCTGCGAAGGCGTCTTGTCCTTCGGCCACCGGCCCATCGCCGCCTGGCTGGCGAGGGTGTTGAACGGGTCGCGCAGGAGCAGGACCGTCTTGTGCGCACCCGCCACGACGTTCCCCACGGCCGCCGCGTCGGCCGGCGGCGCGCTTTCATACGAGTACAGGACCAGGTCCTGCCCCTGGCCCACGACGTCCTCGAACCGGTGACGCCCGGCGATGGACGGGAGCGGGGCGGTGACCGCCTTGCGGTCGATGTCCCGGCCGTCGAGTGTCTTGCCGTGGTTCACGTCGTTGAAGAAGAGGACTTTCGGGCTCCCGGCCTGGGACGCCACCCAGTTCATCAGCGGGTGCCCGCCCGACCGCCGCATGTGGGCGACGCAGAGGCTCCGGGCGGTCTCGACGAAGGACTGCTTTTCCACGAGCCCGCTCCTGGAGTAGAGGCGGATGGCCCGCACCACGTCCCGCGGCCAGATCATCCGCATGCAGCGAGGCACGACCAGGTCGTCGGCCACCTGGACGGGGGCGACGCAGCGCTCCTCGGGCGCGTCGCTCGGATGACCGTCGCCGACCGGCTGGCACCGCATCCGCCAGCACCCGCCCTGGACGTTGCACGGCAGGGCCCCCGTCGTGTGCAGGAAGCGGTGCGTCGGGTAGGCCTCCCAGTGGGCCGGCTCGCGGCCCCCGGCCACGACGACGCAGGGGCGGTAGTGGCCATCCCTGGGCGGCACGGCGGCCGCCAGGTGCATCGGGAACGTCACCGGGCACACCACGCCCTCGGCGTGATACACGAGCCGGACCAGTTGCCGGAGGTCCGTCTGCCCCACGAGGTTCACGACGCCCTCCAAGGGCAGGTGCCAGTCGCCCGCCGCACCGATCTGGACGAACTTGATACGGCCCCGAAGCCGGTTCACGACCTTCTGATAGAACGCGGGGTTCCACCACTTGCACGTCATGTCGTACTTGCCGCCGGCGGCGACGAGCCAGTAGGGGCCGGTCCATCCCGCCTCCTCGGCCGGGCTCGGCGCGGTCTTCTCGGCCTCGGAGAGGTGGATATCGCCGTGGAACGCCCCGGCGGGGATTTTTAGGCCGAGTTTGGCGGCCGCGTCCATGCGGAAGGCGTGGATGAAGTGGTACGGAATCCAGTTCGCCTTCGTCGCCAGCGGCGCCTCGACCAGGACCGTCTCCACGTCCGGCGCCGCCTCCTCCAGCGGCGTCAGGTACGGATTGTTTTCCCACAAGGCCGGCGCGGGCGTGCGGACGTCCAGCGCCCAGCCGTCGCGGTACGTGGCCGTATAGAGGTCGCGGACGGTGGCCGTCAGCAGCACCACGTCGCCGGGCGACAGGTCGTCGGAGAGTTTGAGGATGACCTTGCGCATGGGGTGGTCTCTATCAGGTCTCGTACATCACCACGACGCCGTCGCCGCCGGTGGCCGCGGTCAGGTCGAAGTCGTAGAGGTTGCAGCACGGCGGCAGTTCGACGCTCGCGCCGGGCGCGAGGATCCAGTAGTGCGTCTCGCCTTTCTCGGAGATGTACACGTTGCCGGTGTTGGCGCCGGGCAGACCGCCGCCCGGCGACCCGCCGCCGTAGGCCGACCCCGGCTTCTGCGCCTGCACCCAGGCCCGCACGTAGGGGGTCGATGAGGTGGCCAGCGACACGGGGGTCTCGTTGATGGCCGTCGCGCGCGAGCGGAACCCCGGCGTCCGCGCGCCGGCCGTGTGCTCCTTGACGATGGTGGCCAGGCGGCCGCCTTCGCGGGCCGGGTCGGCCGGGAGGTTGTCGGTCTTCGCCTTGATGGCCGCCAGGTTCCCGTCCTCGGTGGCCGGGTCGATCTTCGCGTCAGCCGTGTCCAGCAGGTGCACGTCGCCGATATCGACGTCCGGGTCGAACGTCAGGCCCTCGACCTTCGTTTTCAGGGCCCCGGAATCAATGAGCGCCGCCAAGGCCTCGGTCGCGGCACGCACCAGGTCCAGCGTCTCCTCGTGCGCCAGTCGCGGATGCAGCGGGTCGCGTTCGCCGGCCATAGGGGTCCCTCTATCGCACCACGCGGAACGTCAGGGTCAGGACGCTCGTCAGCTGCCGGAGTTCGTCCAGGTGCTCGGTCGCATAGAGCGGCACGTGTTCGGTCCGGACCCACACCGCCTCGGGCTGCGCCGTCAGGCGCCTGAGGCGGAAGAGGTCGCCGATCTCCTCCACGAGGCCCACCAGCGGGTCGATCTCGGAAGCGTCGGCGCTCGTGAGCTTCTTCTGGACCGCCACGTCGACCTCGTACTCGTGGGCATTGCGGCCGCGCGAGCCGGCGACGACCGTCACGGCCTTCGGCACGACCGTCACGTGCAGCGCCGCCATGTCCTTGAGGTCGAAGAGCGGCCGGTAATGCCGCTCGGCCGAGACGGCCTGCGAGAGTCCCGCGCCGTTCAGTTCCGTCACGACCGCGTCCGCAATGTCCATAAGGACTGCCATGGGTCACCTCGCGAGTTGAATGAGGAGCGACACGAGGGCGCTGACGACGGCTCCTAAGGCCAGGAGCGTCACCGCCCAGTGGTGCCTGAGGTGGTTCGTCAGGCACCGGTCGAGTTTTCGGACCCGCTCGTCGATGCGGATGAGCAGGTCGTGGTCGCTCGGTTCCGTCATCAGGCCGCCTCCGTCGCCACGTGCTTCGCGTGAATCCGTAGGGTCTTCCCAAACGGGTCGGCAGGCCGGTAGTGCCCCGCGCCCGCCAGGTCCAGGACCTCGAACACGAGCGCCGTCTCTGCGGCCGGCAAATGGATGCGGTCGCCCGGCTGCGGCTTCACCTGCTCACCGGCCAGGACCAGCGCGTCGGCCGAAACGATGAAGTCCGTGGCCTTGGTCTGGACCACCGCGCCCGCCTCGTCGCACGTCTCGTAGGTCGTGCTGCCCAGCGTGGCGGCGACCTGGACCGAGTCGCCCCCGCGCTGGTAGGTCACCTGCCGCGTGAGGTGCTGGACGCGCATGCCGTCCAGCCAGGAGACGCCTTGCTCGAGGAGGTCGGCCACGGCGCAGCGCTCCTACTGGCTGAGGCGCACCCGGACCGTCTCATCGTCGTCACCGGCGGCCGCGATGGTCTTGCCGAGGTACTTGTTGGCCCCGGTCTCGTCATCCGTCTTGGCCACGCTGTCGCCAGCGTCCCAGTAGACCTTGGCCCCGGCGGCGATGGCCTCACCGACGCCGGCCGTCTTCGGAAAATCGAAGACGCCGGTCACGGCGAGCGCTCCGAGAGCGCTGGCCGCGATGGGCTGTTTGGCGACGCCCACCAGGTCCGCCTGGACCACCACATCGCCGGCCGCCACGTCCGAACCGGGCGTGTAATCGACCGACTCGCCTTCATGCACGAAAGTTGCGGTTGCCATGCGTGTCTCCTTGAACGCGCCCATCAAGATGGGCGGCTAACTGTTGCTGTTGTCGTTGCCGTCCAATCCGAAATCCGCAATCGGATCACGCCTCGCCCTTGCTCTTGATGCCGCCCTTCGGGTCCTGCAGCGCGACGCCGAAGTCGTGGTAGCCCCGCATCTGGACGCCCAGGACGTTGAAATCCGCCTCGGCCGTCTCGATGGTCGGCGACTCCTGACCGTTCAGGAACGCGACCTCGATGACCGGCAGGTCCGCCGGGTCGGCCAGGAGATACCACGCCTTGGCGCTCGCGCCGGTGTACTGGGTGTTCGCCAGGTAGCGGCTGACCTCGGCCCGGAACTTACCCTGGTGCGGGTTGGCGATGGGGTACTTCGTGTCAGCCGTCGTGTCCCGGATCTCCAGGCTCTTCTGCAGCGTGGTCCCGATGGCCGAGAGCGCCGTCGGCACCAGGAGCACCTGCGGCATGATTCCGATGGGCTTGCCGTCGCCGTCCGTCTGCTCCAGAAACTTGACCTCCGCCTTCGTCAGGCCGTCCACGGTCAGGGCCGTGTCGGCGCCCGTGATGTAGTTCTTGTTCGCGGTCTTGAAGAAGCCGGAGTTGTCCAGGAACACGGTCCAGAAGACGTCATTGATCTTCAGGCCCGACCCGCGACCGAGTTTGCGCGGCACGGTCGTGATCGCGCCGAGGTCGTCGTTGATGATGTCCCGCCGGTCGATGGAAAGGAGCAGACCGTACGTGTCGGCCTTGTTGGTGTAGGACTCCTGGCCCAGGGTCCCGTGCTTCAGTTCCCCGCCCGGAGCGACCGGCTGGTAGGTGTCGGCGCCGACGAGGCGATAACTCGTGACGGTCTTGAAGTCAGAGACGTTGCGGACGGCGCAGATGTTCCGCCAGACCCGCTCGACGCTGAAGAAGCCGTCCAAGAGGAACTTGTTGGCGACGTTCGAGAGGATGCCGCCGATGTCAATGGTCGAGAAGGCCGCCTGGAGGCCCGTGCCGAAGGCGAACCGAAGGACGGCGCGGCTGTCACGGAAGTTTCGGCCCTCGTAGCCGTTTGCCCAAGCCGCCTCGAGCAGGAGTTCCTGGAGGCCAACGCCGCCGCGGAAACGCTTGTCGGCCGCGTCCATGGCCTCCTCACCGTAGGCGGCCAGGACGTCGTCGCCTTTCAAGCCGCCCGTCAGCATGCAGGCCGCCTCCAGGACCGTCCCGGTCATGGCGTTGGCCGGCACGTGCGCGGCGGGGGCCTTGGGCCGGTCGGCCCGAAGGACCTCCAGTTCCGTCCGCGTCACGTCCCACCCCTCGGCGATGGCCTTGGCGGCGATCTCGGAGTGGGCGTCGCCGCAGACCTTGCGCACGGCCGCGATCCGGCTCGTCTCGGCGGCGGCCTTCGCGCGGATGTCGGCGACCGGGTCGGCGGTGAGGTCCGCGTCGGCCGTGGCCGTCTGCGGCGCAGCAGCCTGGACAGGAGGCGCGCCAGCCTCCGTGTCAGGCTGCGTCTGCTCCTCGCCCCGGAGAGCCTCCTTGTCCTCAGCGCCCTCGGTGTCCTGGTCCCGTTTGGTCTCGATGCCTTCCATGGTTCCGTTCTCCTTGCTCGACGCCGCCACGCTGGCGCTCGTGGCCAGGTCGGCGCCCAGATCGACAAACGAGATTTCGCCCAGCGTCGCCCGGCGGACGACGTTGACGGGCCCCTCGAACTTGCGGCCGTTGACCACTGCGGCCTGGCCGGCCTTGACGAACTCGAACTCTTCGACACTTGCCCCGATGGAGGTTTGCCAGGGGAAGCCGTTGCGGGCGCTCGCGACGATCTCCTTGGCCGCGGCCGTGTCGCGAGAGACCACGCCCATCGCCATGAGCCTCCCGTCCTCGACGCGGATGGCGTCGGTGTGGCCGACGCCGTTCGCCATGTCGTGGCCGAAGCGGATAGGCCGGTTCTGTGACGGGACCGCCAGGCCCGCAAGGTCCACCACCACCGGGAAGCGCCACCCCGTGATCCGCATGGGGCCGCCCGTATAGGCCACCATCGTGAAGCGCGGCAGCCGGGGCTTCCCGTCGCTGCTAGCATTGGCCCCAGCCTCGATGGTGAGGGCCCCGGGCTCGCTGAAAAAGTTGAGGGCCGACGCGGCCCGCGCGTCCGCCTGGCGCTCGCACACCGCCCGGCGCTGGGCCGCGTCCGGGAACTCCCTGGCCATCACCGGGTCCGCCATGCAGCGGTCGATGAAGCGGTCGCGCTCTTCGCCGGACTTTCGCTCAGGCAGCGGCACGGTCGTCCTCCTCGTCCTCGCGCTCCCGTTCGTCCTCAACCGGCGCCTGCGGCAGGGCGGGGGCGGTCGCGAGGCCCAGTTCCTTCATGAGCGAGACCTCCTTGGCCCGCTGCCGCAGTTCCACCTCCCAGTCCTTACCGGCCCGGGCGTACTCCGTGGCCAGCGTCGTCGTGTGGCTGGCCAAGCGCTGGGCCTGGGCGTTCGCCTCCTTCTGCGGGTCCACGTGCTCGCGACCGTCCCAGAACCACTGGTGTGGCCAGTCCTCCGGGCCCGCCAGTCCGAAGACCTTCGCCGCCTCCGCGAGCCACGCCTCCAGGATGCGGTCGAGGACCGCGTCCTCCAGGTGCGACTGCTCCACGCGGATGCACTTGAAATAGGTCTGGTGGTCGAGGCGGCCGGAGGCGTAGTTGTAGCCCGATGAGTCGCAGAGCGCAACGTTCTTGGGCATCGAGAACGGCCGCGCGGCCTCGGCGACAACGCCCGTGCAGAACTCCGAGAAGGTCGTCGTCGGCTGCTCGGCCTTGACCTGGGACGGCTCCCACCCCTCCGGCGTGAAGACCGCGAGGTTCGGCTCGAGGTCCATTGTCGCCAGGGGCTCGACCTCGGCCGCCTCGCCGCCAGCCGGGGCGGTGGTCTTCATGAAGAGGGCGATGTTGGCCGCGGTCCGCGCCGCGTCGAGGACCGCTTGGCGGTACTGCCGCAACTGCGCGAACAGCGGGAGCGACGGCGTGAGTTCCGGGATGCCGCGGCTCTGGCCCGGCCGGTCCGCACGGAACCAGTGGATCACGGAGACGGCCGGCACACGGTCGTACTCCATGCCGAGCGCCGCCTTGCCGCCGCCGGGATGGGCCTTCAGGACGTGGTACTCCTTGGGGTTGCCGAACTCGTCGAAGACGATGCCGTCCACTTGGCTTCGCTGCGCTTCGCCATGGCGGGCCGGGCCTGCCCCGGCGGAGCCCAAGGCGAAGCCGGGCGTGGTCACCTGGTCGGCCTCGATGAGTCGAACGTCCAGCGTGACCGGGTGCGGCAGGTTGCCGTTCGAGTAGAGGAGCGCGAACGCTTCGCCGTCCGACGCCCGGGCCATCCGCATCGTGCGGAGTTTTTCGGGAAGGCGCACCGCCTTGGCCCACCGGGCGAACTCGCGCTCGACGGCCCCGTTCACCTCGGCATCGTCCGTGAGCACCTGGAGGCGCGGGCCGGTGCCGATGACGTCGTTGGCAAGCGTCAGGACGATGCCCTTGGCGTAGCAGTTGTTGGCGACCTCGTAGCGGGACCGGCTGCGGAGGATACGGCGGACCTCGGCGCTCGCCGCGGCGTCGGCCGAGAGGAGGTCGGCATTCGCCCAATGGCGGCGGTTGTCGGGCGTGGTCTGGGCGGCGTCGAACTTGGCGCGGATGATCCGCCAGGCCTGCGGCGCCCTGCCGGCCGCGCGCCTCGACGCCTCGAACCACGTCCTCGGGTTCCACCACGCCATGCTCACACCGTCCCCGGCTGGACCATCTTCACGCGGACGAACGCCTTGGCGGGGTTCTGCTGAACGGCCGTCTTCCCGGCCAGGTACTTGTCGGCCTCGATCTGGTCCTTCAGGCCGTGCCGCTTGACGCGCACGCCGTCGGCGCCGGCCTCCTCGGGCCCCTCGGCGTTCTCGCGGATGGCGTCCGTCAGGTCTTCCGCCATGGTACACGCTCCCCTTCACTACCTACCGCAGGCGAGGCCAAGGTGTCCGGCCAACGGCAACAAGAGAAAAGGCCGTGCAGAAGACGTGATCTTCTGCACAGCCTTGGTTCTTCCGGCACCGGCCAAGCGACGATCAGCCGCCTGACAGTCCCCCTGTTGTCCTGTCGCCTACTCTTTTCCCGCTAGATCGTGGCAAGCAAGCCTCCCGCTACCGTTCACGAATCTGCGGGGGCACAAGACCAGGCGGTGAAGGGCAGCGGACACCCGTCACACGGTACGCCAGCTGTGCCCCGCCGGGTCAAAGACCTCATGAATCTCGTGGGATGCCATTTCCAGAAAGTCTTCGGCAAGCTCAATTGCGTCAAGCTTGGGGATTGCCCCAGGGCGCTTGTCAAACCTCTCCAGGTGGAGACATCGCGGACAGCCGTTTTCACAATCACACTTCTTCGTGATGGCGATACCATGTTTCAGCACTTCCGGCCACACCTCGAAGAGCTTCTCCGCTAGACCTATGCCGCCGGGCACTGTCTCGTAGATGTAAGCCGTTGGAGGCAACTTGCCGCTGTACAGACTCCCGATGTCGAATCGGTCACACGGTATTATGAACGGCATCCCGGTTCTGATGAAGTACCGCACCAACGAAAGCCGCTCTCCGACACGCGCCATACTCGCCCCGCTGCCTTCTTCAATGCTCAACCAGAACCCCTGGACGGATCTCCTCACCGCGGTCGGATTGTCGAGCCGGACCTCATCCAGCACTTCGTCCGTTCGGTCGTCGATCCGCCTGTATCCAGCGAAGTTGTCATAGATCGTCAGAACCCCGAAATAGCACGCCGTTGCAGACGCGTACCGACGTCCCTTGAGAATGGTGCTCTCCGTCACGACCGAGTACGTCAGAGCCTCTGTTCTCTCATTTGGGTTGGCGTCCGCAAGCGCAATCTCATCTGTGCCATGCGACTCAACACGGTACGACTTGCCGAAGTGACTGTAGACCGCCCCGACATAGGCCTCTCGCTGGACTTGTTCGCCGGAAATCGTGCCTATTTCACGGCCCTTGTAGATAAGCCTGTAGTTTGTACCATACGAGTTTCTGATGGGAGTCTGGTAGTGCGGAAGGTAGCGGCCCGCCCTAATGGGCCGGAAGGACTTCTGCTGTTCCATAACGGCCTGCCAGAGGTGCTCGCCCAACACCTCTCTATCCTCCGTTCCTACTGGAGTGGCCCTTTCGTACAGCAAACACGGCACATGCTTTGCGGTGAGTTCGTCATTGTCCACGCCAACCATAATCTCATCGAGCGGTTTGTCCAGGAACGCGTCAAGGTTCTCTGCATAGAACTGGTCAACGGGGTTGTCCATTGCGAAGAACAACACGTAGGCTCGCGCCTCCCAGCTGCGCCCCGCCCTCCCTATTCGTTGCCATGCCGACATGACGCTGTCCGGGAATCCGGCTAGAATGCAGGCGTCGAGGCGACCAATATCAATGCCTATCTCCAAGGCATTTGTCGAGAACACGACCTGATACTGCCCCGACCGCAAACCTGCCTCTGTCTCCCGCCGCTCATCTGGCATGTAGCCGGCACGGTACGGGACCACTTTCTCCGGGTCCAGATCGAAATCCCTCGCTTCTCGCCGCGCGACTCGCGCCGCTTCTTCCGCGAACTTGCGAGTCGGGCAAAACGCCACCACAGAGAGGCCCTGGCTCATGCATGCCAAGGCAGCCCGGGCAATCCGCAAGAGGAAAATTCGATAGTACTTGAAGGGCGGCAAGTCTGGATTCACGAAGATGAAGGTCCGTGTGGGTCTGAAGCTGCCTTTGCATTCGACCAGGACAGGCCTTCGCCCGGTCAGGCGGTATGCGTGTTCCCCCGGATTGGCACAGGTCGCAGATGCAAGAACCAGCTGGCAGTGAGAGCCCAGCTCACGGAGTTTCCGGAGGAACCTCCTGGCCAGAAGTGCGAAATTCGTCCCGAAGTAGCCCCTGTACTCATGGATCTCATCGATCACCAGATACCGGAGGTTGCGGAGGTAGTCTTCCCACTTGTCCCAGTGTGCCAGGAAGGACTGGTGAAGCATCTCAGGATTGGTGAGAAGCACGTGGGGCGGATTGTTCCGCAGGAGCGACCGATGTTCGTGAGGGGTATCGCCGTCATACAGCCAGCTATCAATCTTGTGACCTCCAAGGCCTTCACAGAGCCTGTTCAACTGCAGCCGCTGGTCATTGGCCAATGCCTTCATCGGGTACAGCATCAATGCCCTCTTGCCGGGATTCTCGAGCAAGTCGCCGACTATAGGGATATTGAAACATAGCGTCTTTCCGCTTGCAGTCGGCGAGACGACGACAACGTCTTCGCCTCGCCGAATCCTTTCAATGGAATCTGCTTGGTGCCTGTAGAGCTGCGAGATGCCTAGGCTCTCCAGCCGCGACACAAGGCATGCCGGTAAGTCTTTGAGGGCTGAGGAAGTTGCGTACTCCGGCTCAATGCCACCCAGGGTCTTGATGTGCAACGAGTCCCGATGCTCACCATCACCCTTGTCGCGCAGGGCGTCGAAGAGACGGAGCTTTTCTAGAAGTGCCTCCATTGTCCACCCCCAAGGGTCTCGGGCTGCCAAGCAACCTGCCCAAGACTAGTGCAACGCCTCATAAATTCCGGTACAGTCTCAGTAGGGCGCAACGAGATGCTGCATGCAGCCCAGGATCGTCTCGACCATCTCCGCCATCGGGCCGCAGAAGGGCGTG